ATGATTAGTTACATGATGAAAGTATTCCGTTGTTACAAACCAACTGAATAATACACAATTCATCACTAAATCATCATGATACCCTTTTGCCGCTTCAAACGACATACCTTTATTTATGAATGTCATAAGTTCAGTAATGGTGTTTCTATCGCATAATGAGAGTCTATTTTCTTCTAACAACTCTTTTAACGTAGAACACCCTATTCTTTTAATTTTCTTGTTCATGGTTACACCAATATCTTCAGTTTTGGTCATACCTTGAACAAAAACATTATCATATTCTATATCGAAGTGTAGTTGTGTTGCCACCATACCACCTTCTGCATTGTTCTCAATAATTACTAATGCATTGTTATACGCACTTGCATACTTATTTATAATATCAGGTAACAGCATGGGACTTATCATACTGTTTCTATACGTTGCAACCTGTTCAAAAGGTTGTGTTGAAATGTCAAATATTGTAAAGGTAGAATAGTCCATACCCCTTCCCTTTGCAACGTCAACCGTACAGACGTATGTGTGGTCTTCTGCAGGTTGTTTATACATGGAGAAGTCTTCCTTACCCCATTCTGCATCTAATGCTCTCATACCCAACAAACAATTAGAACTAATAAGTGTATTACCCGTTCCTAAGAATGAGTTCCCATACTCTTGTTCGAACTGAGTTTCCGAAGTGTTTGCAATAGTTTGTTTCTTCCACTTTGCATCTCGGCCTGGAACATCGTCCCAATTAATTGTAAATTGTTTATATTCTGATTGTTCATGGACGGCACTTTCGTATATCTTATAGAACATATTACCCACACCATTCGCAGTAGAAGTAATAATAACCTTTGATTCTTTACCTGATGTTACCACTGGATATGTCGCAGTATAGAATTCCTCTGCATTTTCTACGAATGCAAACTCATCGAGGTATAGTAAGTTAATTGAAAGACCACGAATCGAACTTGAAGACGTGGCGGCTGCAACCAGTTTACTATCATTCGCAAACTCTATGTTACCTTTGTTTAGAATCTTAACCCCAGGCTGTAAAAAGAATGGAACAGACTCTAACATCGTTACGATACGAGCAACCATTTCTCTTGCGATTGCACCTTTGTTCGCAAGGATAGCAACAGTAACTTCAGGGTGAAACAGTAAGTACCATATTAGATATGCACAAGAAGTGATTGATTTACCCGACTGTCTACTCGCAAGAACTACATTGAATCTATTATCATTAAAGTGTTGTATTAGTTTATCTTGATACCCACGAAGTTTAAAAGGAATCATACCTTCGTCAAGAGATATGATTTGGGTGTAGTTCTCAATAAAGTGTACTGGGTCTTTGGAACACTTAATGTATTCACTCAACTCTTCTTCTGTATACTGAATATCTACTCCAGCCTTTTTAATTAAGGTATTACCAAGATACCCCTCATTTTTCGCATCAGTCATTATTCTTTATTTTTCTTCAAGTATTTTTGCAAGTCCGAAGTACTTCCCACATATAGGTGATTGTGTTGTGTTTTTAGATTTGGGTTTTCGTTTTCTAGTTCTTTTACTTTCTTTTGTAAGTCTAGAAGTTTCTCTGCAGTATCACCAACTGTCTTTATAAGTTGTCCTGCGACCTCATATGCACGAGGGTGTTCTGTTTCCTTACATAGGTCTAATATACCGTCTATTGCATCTTGTCCCCGTTCTACGAGGTTATAGAGGGTCTCACGACCATATTTGTAGTCGTTATCAACCGACTCTGCACGTTGAAGTGCAGGTAGTTTAACTACTTTAGCTTCTTTTTGTATATCGGTAGAAATATCTAGGATTTCATCCAATTTAGAATCAATATCTTTTGCCATAATTTAACTCGCATCTTCTGTCTGATTGTCTGAGTATGTTTTACCCGTTCCGTCATCATAGAAATTCACTGTTTCTGCAACTACGAAAGTATCTTCAGGGTCAACAGACCCAACAAACTTAAGTGTAGTTGGTCTTGTAAGTGTTATTGCACTTGACAATACAATTGTCAATTTATTATTTGCAATACTACTAACTGTAGGATTCGTTGCATTACCTGTATCGAACACTTCGTCTCCAACACTTATAGAACTATTTATTGCACTAGCAAAAGTAACTGTTGTACTTGAACTTTGTGCGCTTGCAACTTCTCCGAATGCAGGTTCATAGTGTTTAACTTCTTTCACTAGTCCTGATTCTGTTATCTGCGTGGTTGAGAAACCTTTAGTTACATCAGGATTAATGTATGTTCTTTCGATAACGTTCTTAATAATCTTACCGTTGTAGATTGGCCCGAAGAAGTATAGTTTCATATCAAAGGTAAGTGTATGTTCTATAACCCTTCTTTCTGTAAAGTCTCCCTCATAGGTATCTGTCATTTCTACACCTGTAAGTGTAATTGGTACATCTCTAACCTCACTCATGTCGTCTATTATCTTCATAGACACTGTATATTCAGGCTGGAAATAAGGAAGTATCTGTTCTACAATTTGAAGTCCGTCATTAGCTTGTTTTGCAAGAACACTAAGTGTAAAACTTATTGTATAAGGCGCTGGTGCGTATTGAAATCCCCGATTAGATTTATCTGCGTTTAGTCCACCTTTTTCTGTTCGGATTAGTTTATTTTGTTGTCTATCTGCATCATACTGGAATCCAGTGATTTCAAATGCAAGTCTAGGTAGACTGATTGCACTTCTATTGTTATCACTTAGATTTGCTTCTTCATTAAGTCTCGCTAACCATTTTGCTTTTGGCCCATATGATATAGGAACTATCTGTTGTGCAAGAACCGTACCGTCTGCTTTAGTCTTTTTAATCGTAATATTATTAAAGAGTGTACCAAAAATAGATACACTTCTCTTAATAGTTTCATGATAGAAATGCGTTCCAAACATTATGCATTCGCCTCTATGTAATCTTTTACTTGTTTAACTGTATGAAGTTGTTCTGCATCTTCGTCATAGATTTCTATACCATACTCCTCTTCTAATTGCATAACAATTTCAACAATGTTAAGTGAGTCTGCACCCAAGTCTTTAACCAAGTTTGAATTGTCTTGAACTAAGCCTTGGTCGCAACCAAGTACTTCTGAAATTATTTTTTCTACCATTATGTTACCTCACCGAATGGGTTTGTCTCTGAGAAATCTAAATAATTGTCTGCCTTAGTCTCAAAGTCTAAGTTATCTGCAGCTCCGTCATTACTCATAGTCATTACATCTACAATACTTGAGATTGTATGTGATGCACTTCCGTCTGCACCGACAAGTACATCTCCGACAACAAGTGTCTTAGTGTTATCTCTAATTTTAAGTTGTCTAGTTGTTGGGTTCCAAGAAATAACTTCTCCTACTACAACTGAACTCAATTTAACATTCTCGTTTGCGACATAGTTACCTGAACCACCACCAGCCATTGTCATATCAATATGATATGCTTGTTCGTCTTCGATAAGGTCAATATCTGTAACATTAGTATCAAAGTCTTCTCCACTGTACTCAAACAATTCGCATTGTAATTTAAATACAAATAGTTTACCGACTTGATAGAATGGATTCTCGTGTTCTACAAATTTAATTTCAAACATTGAACCTGACATAGGGAAGTGTATTAAATCCCCTTCGTTTGGTCTTAATGATGTTGCGAGGTTAGAATCCAAAGATATAAACCTTTCCCAACTTCTTAATGAGATTACAAAGGTTGCAGTATCCCTAACTGAGACACCAAACTTAGACATTAAGTCTCCTTCACCTTCAAACCCCTCAGAATTTTCAATATACATTTCAACCGAATATGCATCACCAAATTTTGACTGAACGTCTTCATTTAATATGGTGTCTTCTTCTATTATTTGTCTAGGTAGATAATGTGTTTCATGTCCATACATTCGTAAAGACTCGACAACCAAATCTTCATAAAGATGTTGTTCGGTGTTAACTGCATGGTTGAAAAATACGTTAGTCGGCATGACTCTATCCCATCATGTCCATAACAGGCATTTCGTAATTTAACCTTGACTCTTCCTCTAGTTTTGTGATTTCTTCTTGTGCTTCAGTCATCATACGTTCTGCATCTAGAGTTACACCGCCTGGTAGTGCAATACCACCAAACTTAGAAAGGTTTTGACCCCATTGATATTTAACTTTTTGGGTTGCATATTTCTTTAACCACATATCGTTATAGACATCAGTCATATCATTTGGGTCTATCTTTCTGTAACATTCTATGATAATCCACTCATCTGCAGTCAATTTTGATGCATTATAGTCAATATACAATCTATTAGAATGCATATTATATCTTATTGGTATTTGACCTACCAACATTTGATTTAATAATGCAAGGTGTGATTGTACTTGTGAGTAGTACATTACACTTGTAGAAGTTAAATCCCACAAGTCATTTAGTCTAAGTTGATACTGAATATCAAACATATTAGATTGTGTTCCCGAACTAAATGGGAATAGGTTAATTACTGAAAGAACGTGTTCGGGTAGTGTTAAATAGTTCTTACCTTCTCCGTAAGTTTGGTTTGCGATTGCTTGAGTTCCAGTTGTTGCAGCTGCGTGTGATTCATTAGTTTTAAATGAATCAATTTCTGCTTGAGTAATTTGGTGTTTTAGATAGGTTTTGATACTCCCATCGTAATGAAATTCACGAAAATACTGCAGTGCTTCATCGACTCTATCGTCTAATTGGTCGTCATCGATGTTAATTTCAACAACAGGAGCTCCTAATGCTCTCTTGATGTAATCTTTAAATGTTGCCTTTGAATTAGGTGCTGCCATAATAGTTTCCAGTAGTAATAATCTTAACTATTACTATTTATAACGTTTGGGAACCTATTCTTGGAAGTATGTCTTAGATTGTAGTCTATCTATCTTTTCGTCTATTCTTTCCATAGAATCAATTAAACGTTGGAAGTCTTTCTCAATTTGGTCTCTAGTAACATAATCTTTGGCAACTTCTTCTCTTGTCCTATTGATTAATATAGATATTCTTTGTTGTTCAGCTACAATATTCCTCACCAAAAAACCGATGGGGGCTAGAATAAGCGTTAAGATTACATTCCAAATAATGTGAGCGTCTATGATGATTTCCATAGTACTATTTAGATAATCAAACTATCTAATTGCGTTCCCTTTATCATCTATATCAAATAAAAACTCATCGGGGTTATAGTTATCAGCTTCAAGACCTTTACAAAATATTGCATCATCGTTTAGATATTTTAAGGTACAATTAAAAGATATACTATATCTCTCTTTGTTTGTTGGGTTGGGTTCTACCATGTGCATGAGACCACTTGGGAATAATATACACTCACCAGTATAGGGTTCAAAATATGAAGAAGTTGGTGTTCTAAGACTATGTGGAAAATCTGCAGCCACCTTTTGATGCGTATCAATCATTGATATACGACCCTCGTCACCGTCTCCATGAATATAGAATACACCACTATACCAACAACCATTATGTAAATGTGGTGCGTTCCAAGCACCATTATTGTTAATGTTTGCCCATGAATTGTTTATATCTAACTTACACTCTGAAGGTTTAAGTCCATGAAAAGGCATTACTTCGTCAATAAAAAATTGTTCTATTCTATTCATGCATTTCTGAAAAGTTGGGCTTCTTTCGCACCCATCTTTTGATTGCCAACCTGTATATTGATTAGAGAGTTGTCTTCCTTTTGGGTCTCTTCTTCTCATGGCGTCCATTTCGTTTCGCAACATTAGACAATATTCTTTTGAAAATCCCTTATCTTCAGGTAAGCCTTCTTGCGTGAAGTTCCTATGGAATACATAAGTTGGGAATAGTAATCTAACTGCCATTTGGGTCTCTGTTGAACTTCCATACAGTTGTTTCTTCAACTTCTTTTAGAAATTCTATTGGAATATTGTGGTCTGATATAACCGTTCCTCTATCACTGATGTTTCCTACACCATACTCACTAATATAATATTTGTTGTCTTTTATAGACAAATTATTAGGATAAGCAACATTATACTTATCATGCAGATATATAGGGTACTCATTTTTATCACTATCACTTGTAATTAAATACTTTCTACAATCTTTGTTTTCCCAAGCCTTTTCAAACAGTGATACATCTTCAAACATACCTTTTAGATATTCATCACCAGTCATAAATGTAGGTGTACTATTAAATATATCAGGTCTTACATTCAGTTCTAAGAAATACCATTCTCCTTTAGAAGTGTAGGCACCACAAAAACTTCCTTCCCAACTTCCACCCATTTTAGCGATATGTTCTAAATATTTTTCAGACTCTTTTCTGACTATCTTATCTACGGAAGGACTTAATGGTTTCACATATGTGTCGAAATACCATACTTGTGGGATTACACCTTTATTCAACCCCTCACCTATTATCTCTTGGGTATGAGTTATAGAATATTCTCCATTTGAAACTACAAAGAATACATTTGTTTCTATCATATCATGCAAATATTCTTCTATGAAATAATCTGCATTTATACATCTCGGCCATTCAGGGTTGGTATTCAAATCTTTAAGGGGTTTTATGTCTTCCTCACTATTAATCACTATTGCAGGATACCAAATATGAGAGGCTTTCTCTACACATGGAAAGGAAAGTCCCTCACAATAATCTTCATCTAAATATTTTCCGTGTTTAACAATATTAGGAACCCTTACCCCAAGTTGCTTAGCTGTATCTTTTGCAAATAACTTGTCTGTTTCTAGACGACCTGATTTTTCTGTTGGGCCTATGTACTTAACTTTATCTTTAAAATAGGTATGTAAAAAAGATATATCAGGAATACAGACTTGAAGAATATCAATGTTGTACTTATCAATAAGTCCTTCTATAAATGCACATGATTCTATCTTTCTTTTTTCACTTATTTGAATGGGTATATCTTCCACTCTTTCTGGCGAATACTTACCAAGACCAGTTACCCTACGATTTTCTTCTTCAGTTAAAGGGGTTATACCAAGAGAAGATTCGTATTCATTTACATACGTCCAATTACTGTAAACTGTATGGCCAGAATTTACTAATTCTATCAAAGTATGAAAATGACAACGAGGAAGATTTAAATTTAGTATATTCACTCTTGTCCGTCCCAATTTAAATCCGTTCTTTTTAGTTGTTCTTCTTTAAAGTCTTTCTTCATTTCACCAGTATTAGGGTCAAAAGGACATTCTGTTAAATCTTCTTTGAAATCCTTATGTTTTGGTTCCCAAACTTTCCCTCTTTTATAAGGGCCTGCCATATGAGTGGATTCATCTCCAAAACCTATCCTAGATAACTCAGTCACCGTCATACGTTTATCAGGGTGTTCTGTAGTGTATTTTGATTGATTAGTTACATAAGACTCATGGTCTTTAACAGTATATGTCGCAACCCATTCTTCTCTTTTGTATGGAATGATTTGACAAATAGGTGTACCCTTTGTTATAACAAATGAATGGTCTACTTTGGGGTATAGAATAATTTGTGAATTGTCTTTATTTGTATTAAACTTATCAGTATCAATAATACCTTGCCATGTCGCAAAGTAATCATTCTGAAATAAGAAAGGGTCTAAGTAGAAACAAGAATAGCCTGGTGGTGTAGTTATACACCATGCATTAGACATTTTGAATGCATCTTTGACTGGTGCATCCATAGTAGACATATAGTTAAATGCATCATGCATTTGTATACTAGGGTGTGTTGCAGATGAATATTTCTCCATTTCAACATGGACTGTATCTTCAGTGTGATAAGATTTAGAATCAGAATCTTCATTTGTTACACCGTTTCTTATTAATATATCTCTATTTGCAAGAATAAGATACCCTGAAGATAACCAATCTTGCATTGCAGGACAAGACCTTATAGTCTTATTAACTACACCGTTTACAACTTCTGCGACCTTTCCTTTTTTCCACCAATCAGGTGTAACAGACTTTGCAAGAACTGGTTTAAAATTCTTTAAAGTTTCTTTATCGTATGTATGAAAGTCTATCATCGGCATGATAATTTTCCCCCTCTTCTTCTAATCTGACCTCGTCTCCACGAACCACTAATGAACGTCTATCCATGTACCTCGAACTTGGGTCGGGTGCATCTGCACCATGTGGTATTCTTCCGTCAAACATAATAAGTCTATTTGGTTTAAAATCAATCTCACCTATTTGGTGATTCTTAATATGTTCATCTCTACCGTCTAAACCCTGTTGAGGTTTATCATATAATCTTAATGTTCCACCCCACGCAGGATTCCAATATCTATTTGGGTAATATAGAAATGAAAGATTCCAACTGTCTTCTTCTGCACAATCTTGATGTGTAGTTCCCTGTAATCCTTGAGTCTGACTATTTAGGCCTGCGTATTGAAACCTTACCCATTTAAAACCAAACTCAGTTTGAAGTCTTCTATCTAAGTAATTTGTAAACCAAGTGTCTTCGATTCTGACATCTTTATCGATTTTATGAAAGTTTCTAAAAAATGTTGCACCCCAAAAACTATGGTGTGGTAAACCAGTTGAAGAACCACTACTGACTTGATTTGTCTTACTCCATATGTTATCAAGAGAGATTCTTTCATCATAATGATGATGTAATGGTTGAGCCAACCAATCATCTAATACATAAACTTTTGTTAAGGGTAAAGTCTGTATTTTGAAAGGTTCATCTAAATGAACAATCTCCATACTAACTCTGTTGGTGGTCTGGCAGTTTAGTTGGTGCTGGTATATGCATTGAATACTCGTCCAATTCCTTTAAAGTATCTTCACGAGTTGCTTTAATTTCTGCACATATTTGGTCTAATACACTGTATAGTGCATCACCATATTCCATAACCCTTCTTGCATTAGACCTAAATGGGTGGTTAGAACCCTCTCTACCTGCAAAAGTAACCTCACCTAAATCACTAAAACCATGCATATCAATAGTTTCTTTTAGATAATCTCCAACCTGTTCATTTAACCTTGACATAAGTTGATTGTTTAAATTAGTTCCCAAAGGTGGTTCTGAATTTGCAATATACTGTTCAACCATTTCTTTTTCTGCATCAGATAGGTCTAGTTTTTCTTGCATATCAAAATTTTGTTCTCTGTCCCACTTCATGATTTTGATTTCTATATCATCATACACCAACATATCATATTCAAACCCTAATTCAGGTTTGTCGACATTTTGAAATTCGTATTCCAATCCGTTAGGTTTTCTGACAAAGAGGTTGCTATCTTCCGTGAATATTAAAGCGTTTTTTACATTCATAATAATTTTCCTATAATCTCTCTATTATACCATATTATTGCGTGGAGTCATAGAGGTTTTTGTACTTGTTGTATACTTCAAGATTATTTATAGAGTCAAAATTCATATCATTTATCCAAGGCCCGCCCCTAGTGTAATGAATCCCAGTGTAATCCCACTTCTCTTCAGGGTTGTCATAACCTTCGACAAATATATATTTTTGAGGTATTTCAGATATTGCATTAGTCCATTCGAACTGATGTAGTTGTTTTCCTGTCCAAGTGTTCACAACTTCAGGTGTTAACTTCTTACAGTCCTCATGACTGTTGTTGAAAAACATCATTGAAGACCACAATTTACATGGATAATCTATGTTTACTTCTCCATTGAACTTAGACTCGTCATGTTTATATTGTGGGTATTTGATACACGCAACTGCATCATCAGGATTTAGATAATAGAACATAGGTAGTAATGACTTCTTAAATATAAAATCGTTATCCACAAATAGACTAAACCCTTCATAGTTCTCTAAGTGTGGTATAAGAAATCTACTGTATGTAAATTCAGTACTTTGATTTGCGTACTCCCTATTATAATCGGGAAGTTTAGAAATGTCAAGCAATTTAATGGTTGGACTAAATCTAGTGTACTCTTGAAACTCACCCAGTGAATGTGCATCTGAGATTGTTTGTGTGATTGACTTTTCACACACTTTCTCTAAATCATTCATTGTACTATCATAACCGATATAAACGGTTAGTGGTTTACCTGCAGAAAGTTTATGAACCTTTTTATTAAACTTAAAGACATCATCTCTAAATCCAAGTTCTGCTAAATCTGTTTGCCATTCTATCACACCCCGACATAGTTGGAATGCAATATTTTTATGTCTTCCTCTTTTGTCTAGTTTATCGCCCCAATACTCTAATACTTCATCAAGTGTTGTACTTGGAAAATCTGAGAGTTGTCCAGTCTTATCCCATATCATACACTCCATATCGTCATTTTCCATTTCTTCAAATACGCAAGAACGAACAGAGCCTGGGTGGATTGTTAATTGAATTAGGTCATCAACTGGATTTGTTGTATAACCTTGAATTGGTGCCCAAAGTCCTTCTTTTTGAATACTTTGAGTTAACCAGTGTGCTTTTGCACTATGGTAATAACAAGAACCTACTACTTCTTTTACTCTTGGGTCTTCTTTATGAGACGGTCTAACATTTACAACAGTATCTAAAATGTTAACTTCTTCATCTTCTTTTTGGAATCCGAATCCTGCGTGATTTCCCACCATGTTTAAACTAGAATAACCATGAGGAAGATACCTATGATAATAATTAGACTTATCTAATAGACCATTAAAACTCATGAATCTTTTTTCTTTTCTTAATTGAAGTGTATCACCCCATTTAAAGATTTTAAGTGGTGGAAGAATTTCTTCAAACAACCACTGTATGATTTTATATGATTCTTTATCTGTTTCACCAATATTAAGGGAACCTAAATGTAAGGCGTCCATAGTTTCTTTGGTGATAAGAGATTGAGCTTGCTCTAGTGTAGTAATTTTTTCCATAATATAATCCTTTTCAATATTTAGTTACAAGAATTAACTTGTAACTGGTGTAGCAGGCCATTGTTGAGATAGTGTACTATCCCACCTAATGACTGGTGTTCTACCTTGTCGGGCATAAGTTCCAGGCGTCCTATGTTGATATGTGAACGGTGTCTGACCTTGTCTTGCATATGTGCCAGGCGTTCTATGTTGATAAGTCGTTGGTGTTTGACCTTGTCTAGCATATGTACTTGGTGTTCTATGTTGATAGGTAAATGGTGTTTGACCTTGTCTCGCATATGTGCCAGGCGTTCTATGTTGATATGTAGTAGGTGTTTGACCTTGTCTAGCATATGTGCCAGGCTGTCTGTTTTGATATGTAGTAGGTGTCTGACCTTGTCTAGCATACGTTCCTGGCTGCCTATTACTATATGTAAATGGAGTCTGTCCTTGTCTCGCATATGTTGTAGGTTGACTAGCAATATATGGATATGGATTTTGTCTATTCGCAATATAAGGTTGTTGTCCAGCTACAGGATTCCTATAGGTAAATGGACTCCTATTATTATATGTGAACGGACTCTGACTATTACTAGGTTGTCTTGCGTTCGCAGGATACCTTGCGTTATATGTGAATGGACTCTGACTATTACTAGGAGACTGTCCATTAGCAGGATACCTTGCGTTATATGTGAACGGTTGTCTCGCATTACTAGGAGACTGAGCATTCGCAGGATACCTTGCGTTATAGGTATACGGAGTCCTTGCGTTATAGGTAAATGGACTCTGACTATTACTAGGAGACTGTCCATTAGCAGGATACCTTGCGTTATAAGTTCCAGGCTGCCTAGCTGAAGCAATGGCAGGTTGCTGGGTATTAGCGATTACTGGTTGTTGTGCTTGTCCGATTGCCATTATCTTTTATTCCCCCCGCCGTTATGAACTAACACACCTTCTGTAAAGTATGTTTTAGTGTGTTCAACGGAAGTTAAATGATAGACTGTAGCAGTTCCATTTTCTGTTATGGAGTTAACTGTTACCCCTGATTGACCAACTGTAAAGACTTCGTCTCCTACTGCGAGTTCTCCACTTAGTTCTATTCCCCAATCAACGTCTTTTAACTCAATATCACACTCTTCCTGATTCGCATATTTCCAACCTGAATCAGTGTGTATTGGGTGTCCACCTGTTACACCTAGTGTTTTTCCATTTGATAATTCTACGTTCCAAACTTTTATGTTTTCTCTTGGAACCATGACCTCAGTAACATTCTGAGGCATAAGTTTACCATGACTAAAGTCAAATGTCATTACTGCATCTCCAACATTAACGTTTTCTATGTTCATATGATTGTTATCAGCCATCAAAATTTGTGTTCCAGCAATGAAACACCCACCACCACCGCCACCATACGGATAAGTGTATGGATTACGATATGCATACGAAACTGGTGTCCTCTGTTGAAAGGTAAATGGATTCTGACTGTTTGCTATATAAGGAACTCTGTATGTAAATGGGTTTCTATATGTTCCAGGCTGTCTTGCATTAGCAATGTATGGTTGTCTTGCGTTTGCGATATAAGGAACCCTGTATGTAAATGGGTTTCTATATGTGAATGGATTTCTTGCATTAGCAATATAAGGAACCCTATATGTAAATGGGTTTCTGTATGTTCCAGGCTGTCTTGCGTTTGCGATATAAGGAACTCTGTATGTAAATGGGTGTCTGTATGTTCCAGGCTGTCTTGCGTTTGCGATATAAGGTTGCTGTGCGCTTACAGGACTTCTATAGGTAAATGGATTCCTGTTTTGATATGTACTAGGTGTCTGACCTTGTCTTGCATATGTTGTAGGTTGACTAGCAATATACGGATAAGGTTGTTGTGCATTAGCAATATATGGTGTTTGATTACTCGCAATATACGGAT